GCGCCGCACTCGATGTCCTTTGCCTTCTTCTGCAGCACCGCCGCCGGGATCTTCAGCGGATGCCACGCAGGCGGCTCGCTTGGGATCGTTTCGTAACGGCACCCCTCTGCCTGATTCGTCTGCGAAGGGACACCGACGAAGACCTGCAGGTAGCCGCGCGAGGTCATCATCAGGAAGTGATACCAGCCTGCCTTCACAAGACGCGGCTGATCCTCCTCAATCGTGCAGCAGCATTTTCGGTGGAGGGCCATGTGACGATGCTAGCACTAGATCGGCAACTCGCCGCCTTCTTCGCCGCCGCCGCCTTCTGGTGGAGGTGCCGCGAATGCGTTCTCTGGACACACACCGTTGATGGGATTGGGATGCGTGAACACATATTGGAGCCGACCGTTGACGGCTCGGATCGCTGACATGAGGACGACTGTATTGTTCGGCACCTCGCGGACGAGCCAATCGACAACAGGCGCAGCGTCGGCATCCAGAATCGAACCCGTAGTCGGATCCGTGGCGTATCCCATGCGAAGCGACGCAGTATTGCCAACCTCCGCAAGATTCAACGCCCAAGTCGCCAGCACTGGTGGACTCGCGCTCGGGTTCGCGTTCGCAATCGTGCCCGCGAGTGCTCCCGCTTCGCCGCCAGCGTATGTGCTGATGCTCGTGATGGTGTTGCCGCTCGACTCGCTCTGTGTCAGTTTCACTTTCTCCCACGCGTAGCGCCACCGATACACATTCGGCGCTGTGCCTGTGCCGCTCATCGGGCTACTGCTCGTGATCTTCGCAAGGAACGACAGGCCGACCTGCTCGCCTTCGCCAGCGTCACCTCCGATGAGATCGGTCAGTCGCTTTCGATTGATTCGGATGAACTCTGCAGCCGCTACGATCTCTTTCCATGCGAATGGATCGAGCGCACCGAGTCCACGCGTGATGGTCGGCTTGATGGACATCAGCAGGGATCTGAACCGCCGACAAGTGTGGAGAAATTGGAAGTGTTCGGGAAGGGCTGGAAGAACGCGACGAAGGCTGCCTGCTTGTCGCTGTTGAGTTCGACTTTGCCATCAGCCTCACGCCGCGGCCTCTGCACCATGTGATACCACTCGTCGCTGACGAAGTTGTAGGTCACCTCGTATGAGCAGCCTTCAATCGTGGCGACCTTCGCGCCAGTGAACAGCAGCGTGCCCGTGCCAGCGCCCTCAAAGACTCCATTGTTTCTTGTACCGATTGCGTTCCAGATTGCTGAGAACGGCGCGACATTCACCACGCGCGTGATCTGCAAGTTGGATCGCACGCGGAACTGCGACACCGGCTCGCCAGCCGAATCGACTTTCGTGCCGTTGATGTCAGTGGCCGATGACGGAGATCCACCCTGCAAGGATAGATTTACGCCCGTGCGCCAGACATCGATGTATTCGCCGCCGATGTCGGCGGAACGGCTGTACGAGTCGGCTGTCGACTGCTTGGTGCTGAAAGTCAGATCGGCTTCCCAGATATCTGGGCCGTCCTCTGATGATGTCAGAGACACTTCCTGCAGCGTCATCGCTCGACCGCTACCGGGCGCATTCTCGGTGTCGACTTGCCACTGGCGGCCGTTGCTTGAAAGCCATGTGTAGGCAGCGGCGGCACTCGCTGCGCCAGTAATTATCCAGCGCTCTGTCAGACTATCCGCTTCCGCACCCGTCTTATACGAACTCGACTTGTGTTTGCCGTCTGCCATTAGGTCAGCACTCCTGTCATGCCTTGGGTGTTGCGCGCAATGATCTGCAGCAGATCGGTCTGCGCCGTCGCCTCTTTCAACATCTCATTCTGCTTCACATCGCCAGCCATCTTGAACGAACCGAAGGCAGTGTCGGCAGTGTCCATCACAGCAGTCGGGTCCTCCAGCATCTTCAACTGCTGCTGCAGCGCGTCGAACTCAGCCAACTGCGCCGCCGTCGCACCTGCTGCGAACTGCTCTCGTGCGAATGCTTCTTCTCCGATCTGCTTCTTCCTGACCTTCTCGCGCAGGTCTTCGAGCGTCTGCACGCTCTTCTCCTGCGCCTTGAGGAGTTCGCCTCGCTCCTTGATCGCCGCCTGCAACTCGCGAGCCCGCGCAAGTTCCTCCTCGCTCGCGTTCAACTGCTTCAACTTGTACTGCAGTTTCTCCTCCTCAGTCATCAGCGCGGTGTCCGCCTGTGTCTGCAGGTCTTCCATGATCGACTTGATCTCTTCCTGCATCTGCTTCTGCTTCTCCAACTCCTGCAACTGCTTCGTGAGTCGATCGAACTCTTCCAACTGCGAACCCGTCGCGCCCTTCTTGAACTGCTCTCGCGCGAAGGCGTCTTCGCCAATCTGAGCCGCTCGAACCTTCTCGCGCAACTGCTCGAGCGTGCGGGCGCTGTCTTCCTGCGCCTTCATCAGTTCGGTGCGCTCCTTGATGGCCGCACTCAGTTCGCGCGCCTTGGCAAGTTCTGCTTCGCTTGCGCTGAGTTGCCGCAACTTGTATTGCAACTTCTGCTCTTCGGACATCAGCGCCGTGTCTGCCTGCACCTGCAGGTCGTCCATGATTGACTTGATGTCTTCGCGAGCCTTCTTTTGCTTTTCGAGTTGCTCCAACTCTTTCGTCAGGGCTGCCGCGAAAGCGAGTGCGCTATCGTCTGCGCCCATGCCACGCAGTTCATAGAGTTCCTTCTCAGCGTCAGACATGTTGAAGGTCGCAACGCGATCGCGAAGCGCCTTCATCTTCTCGCCGATCTTCTTGATCGACTCGTCGTCTACCTTGGCGGCGATCGCGATGGGCTGCGACTCGATGGCCCGCTTGGTGTCACCGTACTGGTTGAACATGTTTTCGAGCACGGCGCGCGTTGCCTTCGAGCCGCCTGACATAGCGGCATTCCAGCCTTCTGCAATGTCTTCGCCAGCCCCCTTGATTGATTCGAGCGCGACATTGCCAAGCAGATCCGCAGATGAGACAAGCGCGTCACCGATGCCGCTGGAGGCACCAAGCAGCCACTCGACACCCTTGATGATGTAGCCGATGGGCGCGATGACGAGAGCGAGCGCGCCGGCAATCGCAGACACAATCACGCCGCCGATGGCCTGCAGGATGTTCCAGACGACTGTCAGTTGTCGAATGGCGCTAGTGATTGCATCGACGACCATCGCAACGCCGAGCGCCATGACCTTGAATCCGGTCACCAGACTCTGCGTGTCTTGTGTAAGAGCCTCGCGCAGCGACTTCGTAAGCAGATCGACCACAGGCACGAGTTCGCCAGCGAACAGCATTCCGATGTTTTCAAAGGCACGCCACATGGCGTGCGCACCATCGTTCGTGTTGTCGAGTGCTCGGATCAGGTCATCCGGCAGTCGTAGGCTCTCTGCGACTTCTGCTGCATGAGCGAGTTCGTCAGCGGTGGCATTCACAGCCGCAGCCATGCCCATGCCCTGTCGGCCAAACAGGTCGCGCAGTGACTTCATCTTCTCACCTTGCGAGCCGAGCGCGCGCAGCCGCGTGAGCACGGCGTCAAAGGCTTGGCTCGCGTCCATCTTTGCGAGCGCGTTGTAGTCAAGGCCAAGGCGGTGGAACTTGTCTTGGGCGTCTTCACTGCCTTCGACGGCAGTCTGCATCTCAGCCTGTAGACGCTGCATTGCACTCTCGGCCACGCCCGGCGCGACGCCTAACTCCGCGAAGGTGTCGCGAAGTCTCTGGTACTGGCTCACAGTGATGCCGAGCGCTGAGGCTTGGTCGTAGAGATCCGATGCGACCTTCGCCATCGACATCGCGAATCCGATCGCAGCGCCAGCAGCCGCCACGAATCCAGCAGCGAGCAGTCCCATTCCCATCGCGCTCATTGCAGGCAGCGCGGCGAACTGCTTCAGGGCATTCTTTGCGCCCACGAGTTTCGACTGCAGCGCTTCGACAGCACCAGCCGTGCTCGCTGCCTTCGACTTCAGGGCTTCAACATCGATGCCGCCATCCTTGCGCACCGCTATGCCGCGCTGCTCCAGTACCTTTCGCATGCGCCCGATCTTGGAATCAGACGCCGAGGCTTCCGCTTGCCGCCGAGACAGTTCTCTCTGTGTCGCGGACAGCAAGCGCAAGTTCTGTTCCTGCTTCCGCAGCATCGAGTTGTAGGCCGCGCCGCGTACCGTAGAGCGATTGATGCGCGCCTCATACGATCGGAAGGCTTCGACATTCTTGTTGACTGCGGCAGTGGCTTTCTGAAGGTGCTCCTCCATGCCGCTCCGCTTGGCGACCATCGCGGCATACTTCTGCCCGGCAGCAAGATCGTGCTGCGCCTTCGCTGCCTTGTCCGTCGCACTAGCAAGGTCCTTCTCGATGCCAGCGACGACTTTCAACTGCGCCGCCATGCCCTTGCTGTCGCCGCTGATCTTCTTGATGAATCCCAGCAGAGAGTTCAGCGGGCCGAGCGCGCGATCGAGGCCCGGGACCTGCGCGAGTGCACCGTCGATGTCCGACTTCATCGAGCGGACGGCAGCGCTCGCCTGCTTCGTGGCTTGCTCGACTCCGCGCGAGGACGCGCCGATGTTGACGAACAGGTTGCCGACGGTTGCCATGCTTGCAGTATGCCTCTCTCACCGACGAAACGCGAGGGCCTGCGTCAGCCCTTCTTCTTTGCCTGTGCAGCATTCCATGAGTGCACAAAGTTCAGGAACTCTTCTTGCATCTTCCGTTCCTTCTCTGCCGGGTCGTCTGGCATGAACGGCATGAAGTCCTGCGGAGTGAGTGCCTTCTTCCCCTTGGCGCGGTGCATGTTGGCCTGTATGGCACACAGCAGGCCGAAGTTGTAGTCAGTCCGCCATGCGCCGATCGGATCGACAGCATCGAAAGCCATCCACTCGGTCAACTCGCGTGAGTCGACACGATCGAGCAGTTCTCCGACGGTGCAGCCTAGTGCGAGAGCAAGCCGAAACAGGAAGCGTCGGTTGCCCCCGCGCTTCAGTTTCCCACCATCTCCTCGACATCTTTCGCGCCGAGGCCAGACAACTCCTGCGCCTTGGCGAAGAGGATGTCAAGGACATCCGACGGCATGTTGCCGAGCAGCACGACATCCGCGTCAGTGAAGAGCCGCTCTCCGCTGGCATCACAGATCGAGCGCACGAGAAGTTTCGCACGCAGGTTCTCCGTGTTCAGCACTCGATCCTTGCCCTTCTGCTGGAAGCAGGACGCCTCGAACGCATCGCGCTCTCGACCCGTCAGCGTGCGGACATAGACCGGATCGGTCATGCCGTCCACCTTGACGGACTCGATCTTGAGTTTGTTCTGCAGCGCGAGGAACTGGTCTTTCAGGTTCATGGTGCGGTCTCCTTTCAGGCATGGTAGCAGGGAAAAAGACAGCAGCCAGTCCGAAGACTGGCCGCTGCCCTTCCGGGGTGTCCGTTCGTCAGTTGGACGCGGTGCCCAGCGTCACGGTTCCGCTGATGCGCAGCGTGTAGGTCGCCGTGATCTGACTGTCCACATTCGCTTCAACGCTCACATTCTGGATGAAGGCGCTGAAGGTGAAAGTCGGAACCAACGCGCTTGCAGCGCCAGTACCGAACTTCAGGACGAAATTGGTTGGCGACGCATCGCCCGCAACAGGCATGCTCACCAACGGGCCTGCTGCTGCGCTTTCAAGGTTCACCGTGACTTCGACCGTACCGCCGTCAAGGTGGCCCATGACATAGGTCTTGTTCGTGTCGCTGAGTGCCGTGACATCGATCTCGGAGGTCGAGATGCCACTGATGCTGATGGCGGTGATAGAGCCCTTGATGTCCGAGGTGCCTGTGGTGAACGATGTTCCGACGCTACTGATGGCTGGCATGGGTTTCCTTTTCTAGTTGGATGCGGCGCTTGTGCCCGCAGATCAGATTAGTGCTGCAACCGTTGTGCGTCCACGCTGGCCGCCAACGAATCAGATTGAGTAGACATCGAGAACGAGTTCGCCCGTGATTCGCAGGACATATGTCAGCCGCACGACATCGTCGACTGTGGCTTCGATTGAAAGTGACTGCACATACGCTTCACCGGCAAAGAGCGGATAGAACTGACCCGAGATTGGTGCCTCGGGGTTGCTGAGAAAGAACTCAAATGGAGTCGGTGTCTTGTCGCCAGCCGTCGGAAGCACCAGTTTCGGGTCGCCCGCGTTGAAACCTGGACGCGGTATGGAATACCCCTGCACCTCGATTGTGCCGCCGTCGAAAGTGCCTTGGATATAGCCCTTCGAGGTGCTACTGAGCGTCGCAGTTTCGATGTCGCTTGTGCTAAAGCCGTTCATCGTCATTGATGTGACGACGATGCCGATACCGTTCAGGAAGAGCGTCCCGTCATTCCACTGCGCGCCTTGCAATGCTGCCATGTCGTTTCCTTATTGCGGTTGGGAGTTGTCTGGCTTCTCGTAATACATGACGCGGAACAGCATCGAGTGTGTGAATACTCCGGTGGCCTCGCCATTCTGCGGGGCTACATAGCCCGTCAGTTGCTTCTGCAGACGACTGAACATGATGACACTCGTATCAGGTGTCGGGCCACTTCCACCGCCAGCCACCTCGACATTTTTCCGATTGTGCAGGACAGGCAAGACAAGCAGGCCGACCTCGGCTGCCGTCTTCGCTGTGGTCGCCATGACGAGCACCTCGACGATGCCTGCGTAGAAGTTGATCGCGCCCGTCGTCAGCGCGACATCAGGCTCATCCTCGTTGACGCTGAAGATTATGGCGGGGAGCAGTCCGATCTGAGTCGTCGGCTGCACCTGCGCTCTCGCCTCTGGGTAGATCCGGCCCGACACCGTATTGGATAGCAAAGCATTCCCGGAGAGCAACTGGTAAGTCATTCGCTGGAGTGGGACGACGGCCATCAGATGCCCTCCTCGCGAATCTGGTCACGCACTGCCTTCAGGAATGCCGCCTCAGCAGATGCCTTGTTCTGCTCGAACGCTGGCCGCATGAACGGCTTCTCTGGTATGCGGCGTGCTCGAATGGCTCGCCCGAACACATGCGTCAGCCTGAACCCGTATTCGATCAGATGCGCCAGCGTCGCGCGTAGGTTCGGAGAGTCGGTCTTGGTTCGCTGCTTTGCGCTCTGTCCATAGAAGACGGCAAGCCTGCCGCGTGTCTTGTAGCGACTCCCGGATCGGCCCTTCACTCGAATGCTGATCTTGTTCGCGATGGCCTTGCGAACTTGGTTGCTCGCGACCTTGACGGGCAACGCACGCACGCGGCTCTTCGCGTCCTTCATCATGCCAGTCAGAGCAGGCTTCACGGCGCGCTTGAATAGCCGCTCGTGCATTCGAGGCTGTATGCCGTCAAGTTTCTTGATGAGTTCGGCGTCGCCCCAGACCGTAGCGGTCAGGCGGGCGTTCACTTCACCCGACGACATGCCTTTCATGGCTCGCGGGTTGCGGTTCACTGGTCGGACTCCGCATGAATGAGCCGAGCGCGGTTGTAGCCGTCTGGATCGATGATGCTCGTGATGTCGTAGTAGCGCCCGTCGTAAGACACCTGCCAGCGTGTGTCGATGTTCGGCAGGTCAGAGATTGGAGCGCGAATGATGATCTCGATGCGCCTGATGCGCGCCGTTCCCTCCGCAATCTGCCGCTCTTCGGCTGGCAGTTCCTTGACGGATGCCCAGCGCGTGTATTCCGTGCCCGACAACTCCACGCGCTGCCCATAGACATCGACCGATGTGCTTCGAGCGACAAGGCCGATTTGCTTGTTCAGCGCGCCAGACTTCACGGCGCAACATCTCCAAGCCGAAGCACGGACAGCAGCGCGCGTGTGGTCGTCTGCACGGCGGTCGAGATTGTGCCCTGCACAACCGACTCGCGATTCTCGAACCAGTGCCCGATTAGCAGCAGCATTGCCTGCTTGGCTGTCGCAGGCGCAGACGCGGCTCCGGCTACGAAAGTGATCTGCACGGCGTCGTCAATGCGAGCCGCTGTCGGCCATGAGGTGCTCGTCAGCGGACGCCGGATGCGGCCCGGGATGATGTTCGTGCTCACTCTGTAATCAGTGTTCACCGTCATCGTGATCGCCGTGCCGTTTCCATCGCGATAGACAAAGGTCAGGATGCTAACGAGCGGAGCGCGAGGCAGAACGATGTCCGCGCCGCGCGCTGGAAACTCGTCGAGGGTCGCGATGAAGTTCCGCTGGGCGAACGCTCGGCCCGTGATCTGCTCGCAGTATTCGCGAGCCGCGACGATCAGGCTTGAGATGTAGGCATCCTCAGTCGCGTAGTCGACGCGCAGGTGCGCCTTTGCTTCCGCCAGCGTTACTGGCTCGGACGCTGGCGCACTTGTCTCCGCGCATCGGACTGTTGGAACGGCGTACACGCGTGGCTCCTTTCGCTTCGAGCGTCGGTCGTCTCAGGAATGGCTGCCGCAAGCCCGCTGCGAATCAGTTGCTTCGCGAGCGACGAGTCGATGTTCACCGTCTGTCCTGCCTGCACAAGCATCGGCAGACCAGTTAGATCGAGCATCGCGGCGTCGTTGAATCGGACTCTCATAGTGAAACGGCCCCGCTGCAGTGTGATCTACAGCGGGGCCGAGGTTGCGTCATCCTCAGACTCAGGAGGCCTTGATCTTCAGGTGCTTGAACGCTTCGTAGACCGACGGCACGCAGTTGTGCCGCGCGAACGCGAAGTAGCCCGTCTGGTTGTTCGCGAGATAGGTCTCGCGCGCCACCTTGATCGAGATGCCTTCGCGCTCACCGATGTGGAAGTAGTCCTTGAAGTTGCCGAAGCCAGCCACGACAGCGCCATCGGCGTAGGCCGGGACTGCGCCAGTGGCGCAGCAGTAGACCGGATAGCCGAGCAGGCGATCGGGCTCGCCATCCTGCAGACGACCATCGCCAAGGCTCCAAGCGAACGGCGCGTAATTGCCGCCAGTCGGAGTGCCAGCCGTGCCGACCATCAGGAAGTTGCGGATCTTCCAGAACATCTCATCGGACATCACCCAGCACGCGCCATCGCGATACTGGCGCTTCAGGGAGGACACGATGCCCTGCAGATCCGCGATGGTCACGGTGCTCTTTGCGGCCGTCGTGTAGGCACCGATCTCGCCATTGGCCGTGTATGTGAAGAACCCCTTCGGATTCGCACCGCTGCCGTTACCGTTGCCGAACGAGACTTCTTCCTTCGCGCCCATCACGCGACCAAACTGACGCGCGAGGATCGACTCGATGTTGAAGGACGGGCCACGCGTGGGCGAATCCGCGATCAGTTCGTTGCTCACGAGCGTGAAGCAGCGCATGGTCTTCGGCGTCAGCACGAGGTTGGCGAAGTTCGGATCGCTGGCGGTCTTGGCCGTGCCTTCGGTCTCGTAGGTCGCCACCGGGAAGGTTCCACCCTCCAGCACGATCTCCGTCTCGAAGGTGCCGAGCGGAATGACATTGCTGATCTGACGGAAGACATTGTTTTCCCAACGCAGTTCGATCAGCGTCGAGAGGAACTCGGGAGCAGGCAGGTAGCCACCCGCCGAGTCCGTGCCCTCCGAGAGCGCACGAGCCTCGTCCGGTCGCAGGTCGTTGCCGACGGTCAGGTAGCGGTTGAAGGCGCTCCGATACTCCTCGGTCTGGAGGAAGTTGCGAAGAGCCTCGCCGCGCTTCTTGCCAGTGTCGCTCGTCGAGCGCTCGCGAGAGATCGTCTCGACAGACTTGTCGATCGCGCGCTGGGCCTGCGTAGCGGCATCGAGAAGACGGTAGTGCTGATCGCGCATCTTGATCAGGTCGGTCAGGCGCGAGTTCATCCGCGCGTACTGCTCCTCCTGCTCGCCAGTCATGGGCTCGCCGTTGTCCTGCGAGTTGGTCACGAGGGCCTTCATGCTCTCGTAGAGACTGCCGATCGCGTCAGTGATCTCTCGGATGCTCATCTTCTTCTTCTCGTCAGTCATTCCGTCCTGTGGCATTTCTGTTCCTCTGTTTGGGTGTTAGACGGAAGGTGACACGAGTCCCCATCCGGCGGTTGGGTCAAGTAGTTGGCCCGTGTTGCGATACATGGCGTGCACCACGGTCTGATTATTCGCGATGAGGCTCTCGGTGTCTACATGCACCGACAGCGGCTGATCGAAGAGCATGAACTGCGACAGATCGACGAGCATGGCCCACACGCCGTCGCTGGCGTTGTGCGTGTCCGCCAGACCTGTCGAGGTGTAGATCGGACAGCCGAGGTAGGCGGTGTGCCATGAGTCACTGGTCGGAGAGCGGCCAACCAATCGCGACCGCAGTTGCAGCCCGAGGTTCTTCGCGAGTTCGCCTTCGCCTTCGATTCCACCCTTGCCGCCACCACCACCGCCGCCTTGTAGCGGCACGACAACTTCGTTCGCAGTCGCGCTGCCCTCACCGATCAGGCGACCATAAATGTAGTCCTCTTGCCGAATGCCGAGCGTCACCAAGTTGCCGCGACCTTCCTGCGTGCCGTAATTGCGGAAGCCGTCTGGACTGAAGACCCAGCAGGCTCGCGAGCGGTGAATGTTGCTCAAGTTCGACAAGCACCTGAAGCCGCTGTGGTTCAGAATCTTCGGGTTGCCGGAGGTTGCGCCCACTTCGCCCACATCGAAGTGATCAGCCTCGGTGTATCGCGACTCGCCTTGAAGTGTCGCGGCAATCGTCTGGATGATGCCTTGGCCGACTGCTTCGGCGAGTTGTCCTGCGAGTCGTGTAGTCATGAACTCAACGACACGACTGTCGGCAGCAAGTTCGTTGGAGATGACAACCTTCGCACGATAGGTTGTCATATCGAAAGCGACCTGCTCGAAGGTTGGATCAAAGTTCGTGGCGAACGACTGGCCTTCGCTGGATGGAATATCTGGGGCGCCGTTCGATGGTGCTGCTGTAGTCGCGACTCGGAATCCGCGCGGACCAGTACCACGACTCACGAGCGACATCGGGAAGGTGTCATAGAGACGAGTCCAGACCTGCTCCGCAATCGCTCGCGGAGCAAGGTGAGTGCCGCTCTGGTTCGCGTTGTTAGACAGTGCCATTCGTGGGGCTCCTCAGTTCGGCAAGCGGGAACGGCGGCAGGAACACCCTGCGACTCGACTTCCGCTGTTCGCGAATCAGTTCGTCTGCCCGCTCGCGCGCTCGGGTTGAGATGCGGGCATTCGCGTTCGCAGGGAATGCAACGATGCTCACCTCATGCAACTCGACATCGCGAATCTCACGATGCAGACGACCGTCTCGCATCTCGATCGAGTCGTCCTTGACGAGGAAGCCGAACGACATCGAGTCGAGCGTGCCAGTTCGGACCAGTGTTGCGGCGTCGCGCCCGTCCTGTGTATCGACAGGTCGCAGCACGACCTTGAGGCCATGCCCGTCCTGCTGGAGCGCGAGCGAGCCATTCGTCGTGCGTGCAATCACGCGATTCGGATCGTGCCCGATGAATGCGAACACATCAGGCTTCTCGCGAAGCGTTCGCTCGAACGCACCACGCGCGATCGTCTCGGTCATGCCGTCGACTTCATAGGGCGCATCGAATGTGGAGGCATAGCCGAGCAGTTCGAGCGGCTGGCCCTCGACTGCTTCACGCAGTTCGATCTGACGCGCGGCGCGATATTCGATCTCGTGCATGGCTGGCATGGTACTACTTCGCATTCTTCTTGCTAGCCGCAGACTCAACGATCTTGCGGCTCCAACTGAAGCCTGCGTCACCGCCCCAGAGAGCCCAAGCAATGCGGCCATTACTTGGGAAGCCGTCGCCCGGCGTGAAGCCCTTGCCCTGCTTGTCGACCTCGTGGCGCGAGAAGAAACTGAACATCCGCTTGACCGTCGCGAGCGGCAGGTTGCGCCCGTTCACGATGTCGCGAGCCCGTGCGATACCGACAGGCGTGCCGCCCCTACCGAACTCGCTGCGCCACGCCAGCCCGCGTTTCGCTTCGGCCACCATGCCGGCGGTCGGCTTGAATCCGTCCGCACGCTCTTCGGTGTCCTGTGCCTCCACATCTTCGACCGGCTCGTCAGGCAATGCCTCGACATCTGGCAGAGGCTGTTGCACCTGTGCGCCGCCGAAGGCGTTGCTCACCGGGACCATGTTCACGGGCTGCAGGTATGCGTCTCCCGCTTCCCCGATGCTGGCGCGGCCCAACTCTGCCCGAATCTCGTTCACACTCAAGAAGCCAAACTGCCGCGCGATGCTGAAGGTCTGGAACCGAGTCATCAAGTCGCTCTTCAGCAGCGAGTCGAAACTGATCTCGGTCGAGAAGGGCTCGTCTGCTCGCAACAACTTTCTCTGTGCTTCAGCCTCAAGGCGCGCGCTCCAAGAAGACAGACAACCCGACACCCACTCGCGATTCGCCTGCTCTGCACTTGCGTAGGACTGCTTCTGTCCAATGCCGAGCACGCTCGGTGGCACACGGAAGATGGCACAGATTTCCTCGCGCTGGAACTCTCGCGACTGCAACCACTGCGAATCCTCTGGCGAGAGACTGATCGGCTGCCACTTGAGGCCACCTTCGAGGACAGCGACCGAGCCCGCCTGCTGGACGCCACGCATTCGCTGCTCCCACGATTCACGAATCCGCTGAAGGGCGTCAGCCGAAAGTTCTTGATCGGTGACAAGCGCACCTGAAGGTCTGCTCGCGTTGCGATAGTAGGAGGCGCCGAAAGTCTCCTGCGCGATGGCGAGGCCAATGGCCTGCCGCGCAAGACTGATCGGGCTATAGCCAAGCAGGCCGTCCGGACTCATCCACATAAGGTGGAAGATGTCCATGCTGCTGAACACCTGCTTTCCTTCTGCGCCGCTGTAGATGTAAGCGATCTCGCCACCGCCCATGCGAACGATCTGCATCAGATCGGGCCGCAGGTAGTGCAGTGCAGTCGGACGCCCCGCGGCATCCCGCACGATCAGCGAGTAACCGTTTCCCGTGAGGCATGCGCTCGACAGCATCAGTTCGCGCCACATGAGCGCAGTGCACTCGGAGTTGGCCGCGAGCCGCAGCAAGTTGTGAACGGGGTGATCTGTCGCAACGACGCGCCCATTGTTTCGCAGGCTCAGTACGCTCCAAGGCAACTTCGCGATCTCGGTAGCAATCGCCTGCACGCAAGCGTTGACCGTGGTGCAAGTCATCGCCACAGTCGGCGTGACATTCTGTCCCGTGTCGCTGAATGTCCCGGTGTAGACCTGCGGCGTGGCGATCGGCTGACCGGGCTGCAGGAGCGACTTGAACCTTTGCCAGAGTGTCACAGCCATATCAGTCCTCGCTTCTCGTAGGGGCTTGCCGCCATCTTTTCGTCGTGAAGACTTGCACTGATCGCGACAACGGCAGCAACCACTGGGTCGATCTTCTCGACGCTCTTGCGCTTGCTCGGGCGCGCGTTGCCTGCAAAGTCCTGCTCCACGACCACATTGCTCATTGCCCACGAGAGTACCGGGTTGCGATCGTGTCGCAGCGTCTTACCGACAACTGCGCGTTCCCACATTCGCGTCGGCGTTGACAGGTTGAGGTAGGACTGTGGCACGCGGACAACCTTCAGCCCCTTGGCGTCCAGCTCGTTGCCGAGGTTCTGCGCGTTGTAGGGATCGAACCCGACCATGCGAACCTTGTGCCGCTTCGCAATGTCCAGCACCTGCTGCCGGATGTAGGCGTAGTCGGTGGTGTCGCCCGGCGTCAGCGTCAGCCATCCCGCGCGCGACCAGTCGAGATACGGCACGCCGTCGCGGCGCGCTCGCGCGATTGCACCCTCCTCGGGCGCGTAAGACCAGACTTTCACATACAACGATTCGCCGTCGATCCACACTCCTGCGATGCAGGAGAGATCGCTTGTCTGCCCGAGATCGAGACCGAGATAGCACGGCAGATTCTCCAGCGCGGTTTCCTCGATGACATCACCGCAGGCGTCCCAATCGCTCATCCGCAGCCATCGTTCGCTCGTCGTGATGTGCTGGCAGAGGTAGTAAGTCCTGAATGGCGACTCGTAGGACGGTTGATCCTGTGCGCGCTTCGCTTCAGTCTCGTACCAGTCAGGGCGCACTGTGACGCCGAGACTTGGATTTGCTTTGTGCCATGTCTCCGGCGACTTCCAGTCTGCTTCGGCATCGGCGTAGTAGAGACACGGCAGGAAAGACGGGTTGTCGATGACGCGCTGACAGACCTTCTGCGCGTAGGTGAACAGATCGAACTCCAGCGACTCGCGAAGCGTTCCAGCCGTAGTGATGCTGACCATCATCGGCTGCCTTCGTGAGCCCATCGATGTCATCACTGCCTCCCACAGATCGCGCCGATTCTCCATCGCGTGAATCTCGTCCGCGATACAGGCTGACACATTCAAGCCGTGCGCGCCGGGCGCGTCGCTCGAAAGAACCTTGTAGAGCGCATGAGTCGCTGGCGCTGTCACGCGCGACTGGAAGAACTCAACGCGCTCACGCATTCGCGGCTCCTGCTCGACCATTCGACACGCACGCTGGAAGCAGAGCCGCGCTTGCTCGCGATCGCGCGCGATGCCGACGACTTCAGGCGTCGGCTCGTCATCTGCTAGCAGGTGATAGAGCGCGAGCGCGGCAGCCAGTTCTGTCTTGCCAGACTTGCGAGGCACGAGCAGATGCGCCTGTCTGTATCGACGCGAGCCGTCCGGTCGAAGCCAGCCGTACAGATTCGCCACGAAGCAACGCTGCCAGTCAAGCAACTTGAACGCGCTGCCTGTCTTCTCTCCCATCGTGTGCCTGCACATCGACTCGATGAACCGCAGCGCGTGCTGCGCCGATGCCTCTGACCAGACACAATCACCTGCCGTCGCGATTGCGTCGTAGTTCGGCAGTCGATTGAACGCGAGCGCGCCGCTAGCCGGAGACTTGAACGCTGGCGATCCGGCTGAAGATGTTGTCGGTTGCTTGCGCTTCGCCATTCATCAACCTTGCACGAGCCGAGGGAGTCATACCAAACTGCGAGAGCAAACGCTGCACCATCAAGCCGTACTCAAGGTGCATCGTCACATACGGGTTGCGTCGGAAGCCTGTCACAGTGCCCGCAGCATCGCGAATCGGGATCACCATGCCGATCTTGCTGACCTGCTCGGCTGCTCGCTTCCACTTCGCCATATAGTCAGCCAACTGCGCGAGCGCGATGGAATCGACTTCGCTGACCACGCGCATCGTGGACAGCAGATGCGTCACCGTGGCCCACTCCGTCTTGGCTTCCTCGCTCAACCAGTCAGGGACATCGGGCACAGCAAGCGGCAAGTCCATGCCCTTGCCCTTGCGGCGACGATCACCTGACAGGGCGGCAAGTGCCTGCGGCTTCGGCGGTCTGCCGTTCATGCGAAAGCCTCTCTCACGAGCAAGAGATCCACACGGTGCAAAACCCTCTCCGGGCACAGGCCGCCTGACGCAGTAGGAGGCCCGTAGGCGCGTCGGCGCTTGCGAGTGCCTGCTAGGGCAGCGTGGTGCTTGTCGCGCCCGGGAGCCAGCGCTAGTCGGCGCAGCGACCGAAAAGTGAAAGTTCTGCGCATACGCGCGTGAGAGAGCGCGCGCCGGTCTCCAACATCTGCGGACATACTTTCCAGACCCCTATCCGTGTTGTCATTTGGGCAACGCATAGTACGCAGCAAATCCCAAGTAGCGTGTGACCTCCTCGACCGCGAAGCCTTCTGCTTGCAGGCTCTGCTTCATCTCTGGGGCCGTCAGGCTCACAAGCACACCTTCAAGCGATCGTGCCTTGGCTTCGACCGATTCTGCCGAGTAACCACCAACGCGCTGCTTCCACATCGCATACTCGTGCGACATCATGGTTTGGAACGCCGCAGTCTGCCCGCGCAACTTCTCAGCGACGAGCAAGCATCCATCAGGAGCGATGGTCTTTCGGATCTCTGCGAACAGTCGTGCGCGATGCTCTAACGGTATGAACTGCGCCGTCCATAGCAGAAGAACAACGCGCGGGCTACACGAAGCGATCCGATACGGCAAGGGATAGCGCAGGTCGTGCATGTGCGTTTCGATCGCGGATCCGAACTTGCCACTCAATCTCGTCAGCATGTGTTCCTGCGAGTCCACGCCAATGAATCGGAGCGTGCGCGTCTTTGCAGCACCTTCGTTTGCCGCGACACTCATGATGCGATGCAAGGCTTGACCGTTTGAGCATCCAAGATCAAGGATCGTTGACTGGCAGCCCGCAGGACAGTGCCGCATTGCAATCCGCCCCAGCAGATCAAGCGTCTGGTCATAGAGCGGAACAGAACGCTGCACCATGTCGTCGAAGACTATGCCGACCTTCTCATCAAACTCCCAGCGACCGTCAACCTGATGATCTCGCGAGTCAGACATGATTGCTCTCCTTCAGTTGTGCAGCGACGGATAGAGCGATTGCCTTCATCATGAGAGGCGGTACTGCTCTGCCGATTCGCTCTTGTTGCTCATCGTATGTACCAGTGAAGACATAGTCGGCGGGAAAGCCAGCGATGCGCTTCAGCTCGTTGATCGTGAAGCCTCGTTTTTCTGTCGGGTGCACAACCTTCGCAGCACCGTGCCTCACAGCCGTGAAGGTCGGGCATGGCTCATCAAGTCGCGGGCGGACAAGAGAGAAGTATTTGTCACTTTGTGTCCCGGGCCGACCGAGCCGCTCCCACTCTCTCCCAATCGCAAACCGATCAATCGATGCGTCGGATGTATCGCCAGCGTCGCAGTCCAGTGCTTCCGCGAGCGTGTAACGATGTGGGAACGGCTTTGGATGCTGCGGCGCAACCCCGAGATCCGTTCGCAGACCAATGAAGATAGTGCGCGCTCTCCGTTGTGGCACGCCAAGCCATTGCGCATCGAGCACCCGACATGCGACTCGGTAGCCTGCTGCGCGCATTGCCGAGATGACCTCCGAAAAGACGCCGCGACTTACGCCGCGCACGAGCCCAGCGACATTCTCGACTACAAATGCGCGCGGTTGAATCGCAGCGAGCAATCGTAGGAACTCATCAAACAGATCATCAGTTCGTTGCTTGACAGATCCGCTGTATAACTTCGCCTTGCCCCATCCTTCGCTTGTCTTACCAGCGGTGCTGTAGGACGAGCACGGCGGCGATCCGTCAAGAATGTCAAGAGTTCCGGGCTGCAGGTTCATTGCGTCCATGAACTTGTCAGCCTGCAAGGTGCGTATGTCGTTCGTGTCGAGGTAGGTATCAGGATGATTTGCCCGATAGGTTTCTGCCGCAACCGGAATGAACTCGCTCGCTCCAAGCACGCGACATCCAGCCATCTTGTATCCCGTCGATGAGCCGCCGCATCCACTGAAGGTACTCACAACCTTCAAGCCGTTCCACGGAATCCGTCGAATCTCAGCCATCGTCGGAATCGCGTATGTCGGTTTCATAATGCACGCGCCACCAGTTGATTGAAAATGCCAACTACAGAACGATGACCACGGTAGTTCCACTCCGATCGAAGCAGTTTCGCAATGTGCGCAGAGATGCCGCTGTCTCCGAGTTGCAAGTTTGTATGAGGACGCACTCTGATGTTCTTGAACTCAGTCTGGAAGGCGTCGAGCAGCGCCTGCTTTTGTTTTGGCTTGTTCAGTTGATCCCAAGTTGTGCCGATGAACTCGGCTTTCATTTTTTCAAGCAGGAACGGTAGTTCGGCAACCTTCTGATGTTCATTAGCAAGCGCACGGTGCAAGTGCTGCTGCGCATATGTCCGAGAGCCGTAGAGTTTCATCCGAAACTCGTCGATGCGATCGCGGTAGTGAATCATGCCTTTCTTTGAAATGCAGAAGTGTCCGTCCGCACCCATGCCAGAACAAACTACTGTCTGTGCTGCTGCGTGATATGCGTAAATCATTGGCCACGAGCATTCAAAATCAGTCTTCGACTTTGCACCGAGATCTCTCAGTCGGATCATGTCCTCTTGCAATGCCTTGATTGAAGTCGGAAGGCGCACTGGAACCCAAGCGCATCGCAATACTCTCGCAACTTGCTTTGCGGCGAGAAAGTCAGAACTCTCGCGATCATCGAGAGTGAATGTGTATGCGACGACGGTCTTGCCGACCTCCTGAAGTGCAAAGCACACGGCAGCAGAATCGACGCCGCCCGAAAGCAACACCGCACATTCATGATGATTGATGGCATACGCCCACTCGAGTAGGACGCGCCTGATGTCAGGCTTCATGACGACTGAAAGTCAAAGCCGCAGCGGGGGCATTTTGTGTCGAGCGCGGCAGGTTCACTTACATCCTTGAACTCTGTCGGCGGATCCATGTTCGCAAGAAAGGCGCGGAACTCCTGTTCCGAAAATCCAGATGCAGCGATCAAGTCAGGGTCATCGATTGAGCGCAGCGTGTCGATCAGCTGCGGCCGATCCCATTCCGCAAGTTCGGCTGTTCGGTTGTCGGCGATTGCATACGCACGCGCTTCGTCGCCACGCAAGTCAGTGCGCAAAATGTCAATATGTAGCCAGCCGAGTTGCCGAGCCGCCATGACAAGTCCGTTACCAGCAATCACAACTCCGTCGCAATCAACCAAGGGAAGTCGTTGCTGACCAAACCTCCGAAGACTTGCGACCAGCGCCTCAAGATTCCGTGGCGTGTGAACGCGGGCATTGCGATCGTCAAGACGCAAGTCAACTAACGAAACCCGCTCTATCGACCTGCGTTCCTCGCCGCTCGACTGCTCGCCTTGCTCGCTCGGTTGACTTGAACGCTTCAATCCAGTCGGCGTGTGGCCCGTCTTGCTCTTTTTCGTCGGCATGGTGCGCGATCTCCTCGACCGAAGCACCGTAGCAGGAGACGAGACGCGCCGCAAGGTGACTATCGTCCAGCACAATCACGACGGCCCGGCTTTGTATCGCACCGTCCCGACAGGCTTTCGCGACGCCTTCTGCAGCCGCTGTGGCGAGTTGATGCGCCGTGGCAATCGCAAGTCGCTGCGCGAGACTGAATCGTAACTCGACCAGATTGATCGTGGCAGGCAATGCACTGCGCAGACACGGGAACAGCAGACGGATCTCAACTGGGATGGCGCGAGTCATCCGCGCGTTGTCTGCAGGCGTCTTGATTGCATCGTGGCATCGCTTGCAGAGCGGCATGAGATTGTCGGTCTCGTGAGTGCCGCCCTCGGCGATCGGCGTGATGTGATCCACTACCGTCGCTGGCTCGATCTTGCCTGCAGACAGACACAGCCGACACAATGGCTCGCCCGATCGCGTTTGCTGACTCAACCGCCTCCATCGTCGGTTGTTGCGTGCGTTCACGCTTGGCGGCTTCCAAGGCATCAAGTCACCTTGAGGTCGAGGCTAGCAATCTTGATGTCGACGCCGCTGCCGCTGCCGAATCTCTTGCGCGCTCGCAACTCTGCCACCTGCGCGTCGTCCTGCCATGCGCCAGCGTCGGTCAACGCGTCCATGACAGCCTTCGTCAGATTGTCGAGATCGGGCTTCTTGACTCGCCAAGTGCCTTCAGCGCGACGAGTTGGCGCTGGGAACATGAAGTCCAACTCGACACTCAAGGCGCCTTCCATTGCGCCGACCTTTGCGATCTGCTCCGATGCAGCCTCTGCGATCAGTTCCTTCCACCCATGAACCGCGTGATCTGCAGGTAGATAGACCTTTGCGAAGCCGCCACGACAAGACACGCGATGACGCGGCTGCGCGACAGGCAGACCCCATACGGTCACGGCTAGTTGATATTGTCGATCAGGCACTGCAGTCGCTCGCGCAGATGCTCGACCCATGCGAGTCGCTTGTTGCGTGCTCTGTGATGATCGAGAACATTCAGAAGGAATCGTAGTTGCTCGTCTGTGCGCGACAACGATGAGATCCAACGCTGCGCCCGTTTTTCACAGGCGGCGCGTTTCGCTTCGCATTCGGCACAGCGCGGGTCTGCCACGCTTGCCAAGCGTACCTGAAAACAAAAAAAGGCCCACTGGCTTTCGCCAGTGAGCCTTGAATCACCATCCTCGTGCAGCGCGTAGCAACCACGCCAGATCCTCGGCGGTTCCACCCGCCCCGTGCCAGTCTCGCAAGTCTTTGTAGCCGGGTGGTGGCGTCACGATATTGCACGCCTTGCATCGCTTTCGCAGATCCGCAGCCAGCAATCTTGCTCCGTCCATGCCCGCTGGATCTCGATCTGCCACGAGAGTCACCGCCTTGCCTCGCGTCAGCGTTTCAAGATGCGTGGTGCATGACTTCGCGCCCGGTCTTGCCACTGCGTTGAATCCCCAAGACGCAGCGACAAGCGCATCCGACTCGCCCTCCGTCACGAGCACCTCCGGTTTGCTTGCGTCGAAAGTGCGCGGCTTGATGAGCCCAAGCCTCGACCCTCGCACACAGGACTTGCTGCCGTCTCGATGTCGCAACTTTATGCCGCACACCTTGCCGTGCGGATCGTGCATCGCGAACGCCCACGAGTTGCCGTAGGCACCGAGATCGACCCACACAGGGAAGTCGATCGGTCGCATCCCCAAAGTCTCGGCGAGCTGCACATAGTCGACCGTCGTGACCTTCTCGCGACATCTCTCCCATGTCTGCGTGAAGTCGACGGCTGGCGTGTCGCTCGGCTTCCACTCGATCACGCGGCCCGGGCTTGACTCCGGGCCATGCCACCACCCTGCGTCACCGATGCGCTTGCCACTCTCGACTCTCGGGCAGATGCACACGCGTCGCTCGACATCAACCAGACACCACGACGGCGTGTCATGCTCGCGCTCACACACCCAGCACGGCTGCCTGCGTGACGCTTCGATGCCGTCGAAGACAACCTCTCCGGTTCGCTTGTCGATCAGTTGGAACGACCTCATCGCTTTGCTCCTTTCGACTTGATGATCTCTCGGACTTCCTCTGCAGTGACGACCACTGCAGGTGTCGTCCAAACGGTTGCCGTCAACACATCACGCCCAGCCGCGTCAACGGGCTGTAGCAGCCAGTCGCCGTCCTTCGTGCCCATGTATCGCGCACGAACAAAGACGAGATCGTTGACCTGCACGCGCTCATGCTCGCTTGTCAAGTTGTCGTCCCTTCTGCGCCACTTCGGCGCGTTCGATTCTGATGTGCTTGCCAAACTCCAACTGGATCGAGACTCGATTCAACTCTGCGGCGACAATGGTCAGCGTGCCGATGTGCCCGCTGCCATCACGAAACAGAATCCGTTCGCCGCTGCGGCGTGTCAGAACTAGCCCATTCATCGCTGCACCTGCCTTCCTGCCTTGATGGCGTCGATCGCTTCGCTTGCAGTGCGTCGCGTGAACTCTGCGGGATCAAGCCCGTGCTTTTGCAGCGTGTACGCCTGTGCAGGCGATGGCGTTGCGATCGCTGCGTCAATGAGTTGACTTGCTTCGCGCCTCGTTAGGTTTGCCGGGATTCCAACGCGCAGTCGCCGCAGGACTGCCAGTTGCTTGTCGCTTGCAGGAATGCCGTTCGTCTGCATCTCGCGATTCGGAGCGAGATCGATCAACGCGAATGGGTTGATCTCCTGCGATCGATAGCCAGCCTTGACTACAAGACCTCTTCGCGTTTGCGCTTCGCGCTCCTTGACAGCCTGCACCTCTGCGCGCGTAAGCAACGCAAGCGCATCGACATCTTGCCCGTGCGCCTGCTCATTCATCTGCCGGCGAGCAATGTCGCCAGCGATCTCGTCGGGATCCTTGCCAGCCAACGCATCGGCAACATGAACAAGACGGTGCCGACCTGCGTTGCCGCAGAAGTCAAGCACGGTGAGACTCGCCTTTGCACTCGCAGCGATTGCCGATCTACGATCGTCGGCTGTCGCGATGCCATCGACCGTGCGCGGCAGGGGCCGCGTGCCACGACCGATCATCTGACAGTAGAGCGAGCGACTCTTGGTCGGTCGCATCATCGCAATCACCTGAACGCCTCGACCGTCCAGCGCCGCGTCATCCCACCCCTCGGTCGCGATGCCGACATTCACCAGCCACTGATAGCGCCCCTCTGCAAAGCCCGCGAACAGTTGCCGACGCTCGTCTGCAGGCGTGCTCGCGTAGACAAAGACCGCACTGCCAGCCTTGTGTCGATTGACGATCTCGCAGATGCGCTCGGCGTGCGCGACGCTCGCCGCAAAGATGATGCCGCGTCGATCGCCTGCGATCTCCAGCGTTGGATAGACCATGCCGTGCAGCGTTTCCTCGTACTGCATAACACCATCGAGATCTGCGCCGTTCAGATCGCCTGCGGTTGTTCTGCACGCGCTGAAGTCCAGCGATGTCACACTGACCAGTCGCTGCATGATCGGCACAAGCCAGCCGCCTATGATGCCCTCGCGTATGCCGAACTCATACGCGACCGAATCGAAGATGCTTCCGAGTGCTGCCTCGTCTGCGCGATCAGGCGTCGCCGTCACGCCGAGAACGCGACAACCGCCGCGCGCGAAGTGATCGAGCACTTTGCGATAGGACGCGCCGACCGCGTGGTGCGCCTCGTCGATGATGACGATGCCGAACTGCTCGGGCTTGAACTTGTGCATCCGCTGCGTGATGCCGCGTCCCGCGACCTGCGTCTGCACGCTCGACACGATGACTGGCGAGCGGTTGTAGAAGTCTTCGCGCGCTCTCATGTCTCCCATCTCGATCTCGACATCGCAGGCGACCACGCGGCGAATCTTGTCTGCCGCCTGATGAATCAACTCCTGCCGATGCGCCAGCACCAGCGCGCGCCGACCTGTGCCCTGCGTCATGTACCGCCGCACGATCTCCGCAAAGACAATCGTCTTGCCGAGACCTGTCGCCATTACCAGCAGCGTCGAACCTCCGCCGCGCATCGCTGTCATAGCCGCGCTCACTGCCTGTTCCTGATAGTCACGCAGTTCCATGTTTGCTCCTTGCATATGAAAGCGGGCGCGCCAACGCGGCGCGCCCGAAGTTCGTGCGAGCACTCGCTCGCGTGTTCCTGTGTTGTCACATCATCGACCGCGCATCGCTGCGGGGATCAGTTGCCACTGTTTCTTGCTAACCCATCCGAGCATTCTGCAGGTCTCGCATCCTGCGCCGTTGCAGACCGGGCATACCTTGTGCGGTCGCGCGTGCTGTAGTGCACCAGAGGCGTTCGTCAGATCCGACAGCACGGACTGCGCGTTGATGTACGCGCCATGATCCTGCTCGACCAGCTCGGCGATCATGTCATGCACGCGAGCGAGTTCCTGCAGCACAGTTCCAATGCGAGCCTCTGCCTCTGCCATTCTCTGCTCATGACGCGCACGCCCCTTGGGATGTGTTGCGCGCTCGTGCTCAACCACAGCAGGCGCAGGCTGCTGTGCGTTCGCATGATCGACCTCTTGCAGCGCCGCAAAGTAGCCAGCGACCATGCTTGCGCTTACGCCGCACTGGCACGCGATCTGTTCATAGGTGGCATCGGGTCGCGCAGCGATTGCGAGAGTGACAGCACGCGCCTTGTCGGCGTTCGTTCGTCGCAAGCCGTGCACGATGTTCATGGACGCAGCCGCCCACATCGCGTCTGCGTTCGTGCTGCCAGTCATAACCTCGGCAGCGATCGTGTTACGCTCCAAGAGTCTCGCAGCCTGAACGCGATGCCATCCATCGATGACAGAGAATGCCTTCGATGCGCCGTCGATCGCCATCACTGTGATCGGCGGGAACTTCGCGCCGTTCTTCATCGCATCCGCGTACTCCTGTACGGTTGCCTCCTTGATCGCTGTTCGCGCTTGCATTGCCGCTGCTAGTTCGATGTCTTCCAGTCTGATCTTTCGCATGATGTGAGTCCCTTCATTCGCGAGAGCGGAGAGAGTGCGACCCAACGCAGGTCGCCTCGCCTTCGCTGTGAGCGTCGGTCGTGCCACGCATCTCGCCATTTCGCTGCTCGTGTCGGCAGCCACCGCCTGCGTGGTTGGAGTGCGCGGCAAGTATGCCACGGAACAAGGTAGGTCGCGAGTCCTTGTCTCTTGCCGTGCAAACTGCCACGGCCACGATCGACTGAATCAGAGCGCTGTCGGTGCGCTGCTCGTTCACCCGCAGGTGTCGCTGCCTCCGAGCGTGGCAGATGAGTTGCGCGAATCGTAACGACTGCCAAACGATACTTTTTGAAACACTCGCGACCCCGTTCCCGGAGTCGCGAGCGAAAGGCTACTTATGCAAAGTGCGGAAGTCTTGTCGGACAGTTAGGTTTGTGCTGGCTCCTCCTCTACTGCGACCTGCGGAGCAAGCGAGTCGAGCCACTTCATGATGCGCGGGCGAAGTGCTTCCGGCCACTGGTGCGCCTCACTGCCGACATCGTGCCCTGCCTTTCTCATCGCTGCAGCAAGAGCCTCGATCGTCGTCCCTGCGCGCTTGCATCGTGCGGTGATATCGACCGCGCTCTGCAAGCCGAGTCGCTCGACCTTCGTCGGTGGCTTCGCAACCACCTTGCGATCGTCGCGCGCGTCCATCTCCGGTGCGCGCACAGTCTGCTGCGCGTCATCCTCCTTCGGAACAAGTAGCAGGTCTCGGAGGAAGTAGCCAAGGCTTGAGGTCAACGCCGTCGCGACCGCCTTGTCTTCGCCCTTGCCGTTCGTTGACACGATCGGAAACGGCACGAGCGCACCGACGACCTGCGAGCCGCCCGGATACGCCAGCGTGAAGTCAGACACGACGAACGATCCAGCCTCGGTGTGCTGCAGTGTCCACGACCTGAACAGTGCTAGCCCTGCCGTAAGCAACGCCTCGCGACACGCGCCGATCATGTCTTCGGCACTCGTGTACGCGTAGCGTTGATTGCCGAATGCCACGCGACTGTCCTTTGTGACCTTCGCCATCGCCATCTGCGCCGCAACGAGCCGCGCCTGCCAACCCATCTCCTCGCGAGCAGCCGCCTTGTCGGCGTCGGCTGCGGTCATCATCGCCTGTGCGATCTTGTCCTTGCTGCTTGTCATGTCATGCGTCCTTTCGCTTGCGGATGTCAATGCGCTTGTACCCAGCGGGCACGATGTAGCGTGAGGCAAGTTCCGCGTGCTCTGCCTCAAATGCCTTTCGATCAAAACGATCCGTGCTCACCTCTGTCACGGCGACCGAGTACGGCCCGGTCTCTCCGCGTCGCGCGTTGCCGAGAGCCTGCACGAGCGACGCCTTCGCCTGCTCGTACTGCCGCTCTGCGTCCACCAGTTTCAACTTCGCTGCTTCCTCGATCTGAAACTTCTCCAAGTGCCCGCTCATGTCCTTCACCTCGTCAGTGCGATGAAGCGACTTGAGCGTGTCGAGGCTGCCAGTGTCTTCGGGCGGTTCATCCTTGACGATGTGTCGCTCCCACCACGCGTTCACATTGTCGAGGATGTACTCGGCCAAGTCCGCGTCCCACTCGACCCGATACAACTTGAACGCGAGACCAAACGCGCCTGACAGGCACGCAACATGAGCGAGATGGCTGCTACTGCAAGCCATCTGATAGGTGACTTGGCACATTACAGAGGCGGGCACTTCATTCGTGCCCTCCTTGCCCCATCCGTCTGTCACGCCTGTGGTCTTGACCTCTACGATGTCAGACCCGCGCCGCGCCTCACCAACCATGCCGTCGATGTTCGCGCGGTAGATGGGCTTGTGCCCGACGAATGTGGTGCTCGGTCGCACCACACGCAGGCCAAGTCGCTCGCCTGCTAACTGCAGCAGCGTCGGCTCCAGCACCTGCCCAAGTCGCATGGCGTCATTGGTTTCGATCGCTGGAGCGCGACCCGTCTTGACTGCCCACAGATCAAACGGCGACTGCCACCGATTCATTCGCAGGATCGTGGCGACCTCGCTGCTGCCGATGCCCTTCGCGCGCTCGTCGCGCTGCTTGTCAGTAATCATTGATCGCTTTCCTTTCCGGCCTGCTTGGCCTTCCGTGGTCTACCATTCTTTTTCGGTCGCAGATCAGACACTTGCTGTTCTGTCCACAGCCTGCGACCAGCAATAACTGTGGGCGTGATATTCCGTGCCTTCGCAAGTTGCGATACACGGGAAACCGACACCTCAAGGATGTCGGCGACAAGTCGCGTCGGTAACAGTTTCGGCATCACTTGCGACCTCCGACTTCTCGCAGAACTGCGCCGATCTGTCGTGCCTCATGACGCCACCATGCGCGCGTCCGCGCGCCTGCGTCGCCGCGAAAGAACCAAGACGCGCCGCCGTCGTGCGACTCGGACGCCGTGAACCCGCGCCCGTATGGATCGCCATTGTGTTGCAGTTCGATGATGACAGCCACGGCTCGCCGTGGCTCTGTGAATGTGTGCGTGTGTGCCATTGTGTGTTGTTTCCTTCAGTGGTAGCCTTGAAAGTCGAGTCCTTTGCTCGCAGGGGCGGCGACTGTTGTCGGCAGTCGCCGCCCCACCCTTACACGATCAATCAGTCCGCAGACTCGTCAAGCACGGCGTCGCCCGCGCTGACGCCGACGAGACCATCCAGCAGACCGATCAAGCGACTGTTTCGCTTCGGTGCTGCGATTGGACTTGGGCTGCGCTTCTCGACCTCGGTGACGCAGTTGAGCAGACGCCACGCAGTCGCATCAACGAATGCGTGGTCGCCCTTCTCGTGCGCCGCCTCTGCAAGACCGCCCGGGCCATCCGTGCGTCGCCACTCGTGCAGTACATGAGGCAGCATCTGCGGCGTGATCGCTCGGCGATCCATCGCGCGCACGAGCAAATCATGCACCTGCGGCTCGCTGTCGATCTTGCAACTGCGGTACGCGTCAATCCGCATCTGCTCAATCGCCATGCCCTGCACCATCGAACCGAACGCACCTGCGACGAGCCCGGGCATATCGCGCTCGATGAATCGCGTGTGCTTGCGGCTGAAGCGGAACACCGACTGGCCGCTGCCGCTGAAGGCGAGGTTGTCGCAGACGAACACGCGCGTGCCGAGAATCGCTTCGGCCGCAAATGACTTGTCGTGCGCGTTGCGAATACCGAGCACCCACTGGTAGGTGCTGTCAGTGCCGTAGATCGAATCCGCAGACCCGTGCGAGCGCGCGATCGCGAGCAGCCCGAAGTATCGCAGTCCGTCGCCAAGCATCGCGTGCGCCTCCTCTGTCACCTTCCATCCGAGATCATCCAGCGTGGTCTGAACATGAGTCAGCACGCTGCGATGTGCGATCGGGAAGTGCGTGTCCGTCGCGTCAGGCGTTGCAGCAGCGAAGACTTCCTCGCGGCTGACTGCGTGCGCTCCTGCGTGCATGACCAAAGATGAGTTTCCGATGGCGACCATGGTCGCCTCCTTCTGCGGCTGTGCCGCGTTTGAGAGAGTGATCCTGTCAACGCGACAGGCCAGCCAGCCGTCCGAAGACGGCTGGCGTGGCTCGTAGCGTCAGTGGGTCAGTCCTGACCTACAGAGGCGGCAGGTATGTGCGATGGTCGCCGCGAACCACGAGCACGCCGCGCTTGAGTTCGCGCCGCATGATCTCGATGACCTCGGCAAGTTTGCCGGTACGAAACGCGCCGGGTCTGTCGATGTGCTCGTAGAGCACGAGCGAGTTGCCGTCCTTCGTGAAGGATGGAACGACTCGCGTCTTCGCAGGCCACAACTCCTCTGGGAAGATGCCAGCCGCCCACGCACACACAAAGTCTCTGCAGCCCGGCCACCGCGTCTCGTACTGGCCGCAGCCACGCTGCTTGCCCGTACCGACGAGATGCTCGCAGTCTTCGCCGCATGCCTTCCATGAGCCGTCGGGCCGCTCAACCTTCATGGTCACGCAGCACTCAGCGCAGCCGTTGCAGTCTCGCTTCGACTGAAGGATCGACAGCGATGTCACGACAACACCTTCGCGGGCTGTGGCAGGTAGGTGTCGCGCACACACTCGGTCACGCCGCTCCGACCCCGAGCGCCCGCACATGCGGAGATGTCGATGAACTCATGCACGCCGGGACTCGGCGGCAGATCGCGCACCTCTTGCCGAATGACATCGAGCATCAGGACGGACAGCAGTTCTCGATCCGTCAGGTGATCGGTGTGCAGCAGGAACACGCCAAGGTCCGCAAGCCCTTCGATCAGATTCACGAGCGCCGGACGGACATCATCTTGCGGCAGGAGCGCGATGATGTTGCGCACATCGTCGCTCTCCCTGTCGTGCAGGCATTCCACGCCAATCTCGGCGAGTTGCGCCGCGTTGGTTGTGAGAGGGGCGCGTTCCATGTCGTACCGAATCGTGGCCTGCATCATGCAGGCACCGGGCGTGACGGCCTGCATCTCCTTGAGCGTCTGCAGAATCCCGAGGTTGCGCTTGCCGACTGCCTCCTGTCGCAGTCCGGTGCGGCGTGATCGTCCGAGGCCATACGCGTTGAGTGTCGGAGTTGCGAGTTTCATGTCGAGTCCTTCTGCGGCTGTGCCGCGTTTGGTGTTGAGTCCTGCCGACGCGGCAGGCCAGCCCGCCGTCCGTAGACGGCGGGCGTGGCGAGTAGCGTCACTCCTCGATTGCCTCCTCGCTGTGTCTCTGATCGAGCCACCGCTGCGCGATGATGTTGAGCGGCTCCAGAGCAATCAGTGGCGGCGTCCATCCAAGTGCCGTGGCGACCTCGTGAGGTTCGAGGAGGTGGCCCCGCTCCTCGATCATCGACATGATGCGCTCGCACTCACGACCAAGGCGCAGGCGCCGTAGTGCGGTCGCTGCGTACTGGTCGTTCGCCTTGAGATCCTTGTTCGCCTTGGAACGCAGGCAGTGCTGGATGTGCCGCAGATGTGCCTTGCCGAATGACATCAGTGCCTCCTTCCGAACGAGTACCCGTTCGGTGCATGGGTTTCGATGAGGAGCATGGCTTGCCGCAACTTGCGGATCGCCGTGCTCTCGTGTGCCGCGACTGTCTTGGGATTCATGCCGAGCATCTGCGCAACCTCCTGAATGGATCGCAGTGGCGCGAGATGCTCGTGCCACCACGACGGATTCGCCGCGCTGCTCGGACGCTGTGCAGCCGGGAATCTTGCCCTGCCGCCTGTTGCAAAGTTGGCTCGCATCAGCGGGCCTCCTCTCGCGCAGTCTGCATGACTTCCGATGCAGCAGTGCGAAGTGCCTCGACGGCCCGCTGCCGTGCGAGCGCGCGCTGCTCAAGGATGTCGGCAACATGAACAGCGAGAGCCGCAAGATGCTTGCCCTCGGACAACTCCTTGACAGCCTCGTCGGTGATGTTCGCAGTCAGTTGGCCGTCTTCGAGCAAGCCCTCGACGACCTCCTGCTTGATCTCGCGATGCAGACTCTCCTCGACGCGCTCTGCAATGTCATCGCCGTCGATCTCGTCCTTGACTGCATCCACCACCGCATCCAGATCAATGTTCTCCGCGATGCGTTCTGCAATGTCGCTGTCATCCAGCGAATATCCGTCCACAAGGCGCTCCAGCACCTCGTCGTCGTTGATGTGATAGTTGCCGACGATGGCCTCGATGACATCATCCTCATCGACCTTGGCATCATCCGCTGCTACCTCTGCAGCCTCCTGCATCGCGCTGCGCAGACACTCGCGCATCAGATCGTCGAGGCGATCCGCATCGAGGACGGCACAGAGGCTCTGGCCGATGAAACGACGAACACGATTCTTGATTCGTGACAGCATGAGAAACTCCTGCGGCTTCTGCCGCGTTGGTTGGTAGTGACATCCTGCCGACGCGGCAGGCCAGCCAGCCGTCCGAAGACGGCTGGCGTGGCGCACTGCGTCAGAGCGTCAGGCGACTTCCTGCGCATCCGGCTTCGCGTAGCGCACGAGATCCGATGCCCGGCGGCTGATGCGCTCGGCGCAGTTCTTGAGAAACTGCGCTCGCGTCTTGTTCGGGAAGACATTCGTGGTCAGGCCGATGTGTGCGACCAACTGCTCACGAGTCACCTTCAGTTGGCTCTCCTCCTGATAGATCAGGCCGATCGCCTTCAGACGGAACAGCCACTCGTCCACATTCTTGGCGGTGATCTCTCCGAGGTCGACGCTCATCGTGCTCCAGATGAGCAGGTTCGTGACGGGCCGCATCCTCTCCTCACCGTCGCTGTCGATGCGGAAGCAGACGGTGTCGTGGTTCTTGATCTTGGTCAGGTTGTAGTTGAGTGACATGGCAAGTCCTTCTGCGGCTGTGCCGCGTTGGTGTTGAGTCCTGCACGGTGCAGGCCAGCCAGCCGTCTCGTGACGGCTGGCGTGGCTGGCGTCGTGGTTCAGCCGATTGCCTGTCGGGCGAATGCGCGCTCCTCGTCGTCGAGCAGTGCAGATGTAACGGCGGCGATCTGACGCTCGCGCTTTTCCTTCATGCGCTTGGCTCGGTTGAACATCATTTCCAGTTCGTCCGACTCCAGTTCGATTGCCTCGCCAGTGCGAAGGTTGCGCAGCGTGATGGTCGCCCATGTGCCAGTCTCCGATCCCTTCTCCGCAGCGTCGAGACTGACCTCGACGCTGTGCGTCCAGTCCTTGACGGTTGCAGCGATCGAGCGGTGGCCGCGTCCGGTCGGCTTGTTCTTGGCGGCGCAGTCATTGATGGTGCAGTAGAGAGCAGACATAGTGATCTCCTTGCGGCGATTGCCGCTGTTGGTGTGGATTCTTGTTCGCGCGAACAAGAACCAGCCAGCCGTCGTGACTGCGACGGCTGGCGTGGTTGGTCTTCGCGCTGTCTTGTCTAGGTCTCGTCTGTCCTCCGCAGGTCTCTGCCCGCTCCCAACCGATCGGCTCTGACTCGATCGCGCTGGCGGTACTGCTGCGTTGGACTCTGTTGGACACTTCGCGTTGGCTTGCAGGGCGGGTCGTTGCTCTCCGCTATCGCGATCCTGCGCGCGTCGGCTCGTGTCGGCTTGTCCGGCTGGCTGCTTGACGCAAGGAGAGGGAAGGTGGTCCGCTCTTGGCGGTCAATCCTGTCTCCGGTCTGCCGGGCTTGGTCGTCGCTTCACGCTCGCAAGTCCTGTGCAGTTCGTCCCGCCTGTCCCGGATGCGCTAGTCGGAGCGCCGGGCGGCGGTGCAGTTCGTTCCAGCCGGGTTGTCAAAGACGATTCCTGACCCCTCAAATATAGGGCGAAACCCTCTCTCGCGCTAGAGGGTTTCAGGGTTGTTTTCAGGGTGTCTTTGGGGCAGGACGCGCCCGGGCTCTCCCGCGCGCCTGTCGCCGCCACGCGGCATCAAACTCGCGGTCGGTCGATCGCTTCATCGCGATCCATTCGCGCACAGTCTCCGGTCGATCAGTCGCAAGCGTGCTCGCTGCCATCTCTGCTTCATTCACCGCGCGACGCGGCAACCAACCAAACGCGACACGCAACGCTGACAGCGCGCCGCTTGCCGTAAGAATCCACGCAAGCGCAACGCCCGCAGCTGCGATCGCAAGCCATCCAAGCAGCGTAGCCCACCAAGGTGTCTGATCCTCGACAGAGGGCAGCACGCCGTGGATGTCAGCGACTGCTGCGCGGATCTGTGTTGCGTTAGATCGAATCTGCTTCACATCCGCAGATGTGGCGTCCATTCGATCCGTGACTGTGATGATCTCGTCAGCACGATCGCGGATGGCGTTCGCGCGCAGAGCGATCGTGCGCGACGCGCTGCAGCCACTCGTGGCGCAAACGACCACGAGGGCTGCAACGCAAAGGAGCGGGCGGCAGATCACTTCCTGCTGAACCACCCTGCCACTCGTTGCATTGGGATGATGTGCCCGGCGATGTAGCCGCCGAGCGCAAGCATCACACCAAACCAAACCGACCCAAGCAGTGAACTCATCGTTGCAAGCATCATGATGCGCGCCTTCCTTTCCTTGTTGAAGGTGGACTGATTCGACACCCGGCAGCGTAGAGGCATTTTGCGACCATGCAAGCCGTAGCGTCAACCGCCTCCTCTGTCATCTCGGGATGCTGTGCGTGCAGCAGTTCGTGGATGATGGTGTCGATCAGATTCTTGCCGCGCAAGGATCGGCGTATCTCGATCAGCGGATGCCGGCCCGCTGGGTGATAGCAGCGACCCCAGTCCTTGCCCATGTACCGCGCTGGCATGAATCGCACACGCCAAGTGCGGTCGCGAATGCGAACGCGCAGCGTCAGGATGCCTCGTGGAACTCGCACGCGAGCCTCCAGATGGAATGACCTCCCTGCTTTGCGATGTGCTGCATGAATAGTCGCATCCACATTGCGCCGATCGGCTTGGGCGGCATGCCACGCTCTACGGCGAAGCCCGCATAGCCGTCCTCCAGTTCCTGTTTGTAGGTGCCGGTGCGGATGTGGTGCTGCGGCTCCACGCTCACGCGATAGTCGCCGTTCTTGGTTCGCAAGCGATAGCGTGCCGTCTGCAGCCACCATCGCTCATGCACATGACCGCACACAAGGATGTCTGCATCGGGCTGGAACGAGGCTTGTCGGCGGACTCGGAGCGTGTCGAATGTCATCATGCCGCCGCCGCCGCTGCCGTGGTAGACGGCCATCGTCAGCGTGTGCACTTGCTTCTTGTAGTGGAACGCGAACTGAATGAAGCCGCCGTAGCCAGTGGTGAACATGGATGCGCCAGTCTTTGCGCGAAGTCGCTCGGCGAGTCGCTCGGTCAGATCCGTCTCCTGTTGCTTGAGCACCGATGTCTCGTGATTGCCGCGCCCCAACACAACACAACGGTCGGCGTAAGGCTCGAGGAAGTCTGCAGCATGACGCACGAGCGAATCGAAGTAGTCACCTGCGGTCGCGTGCTCTGGTCGTGTTACGCCGTGCTTGGCACGACGCGGATCGGCACGCCCGCCCATTGCGCAAAACAGGTCACCTCCGTCGATCCAGCCTGCGTTTCGCTCGACGCACTGCTGGAGATGCTTTCGCTGCAGCGCGTGGTCACTGTGCGGGTTGTCATGGTGCGCATCAGAGCGAAGAAGGAACCACTGCTCCCATCCAGATCGCACATCGCCGTGCATCTCAACGACATGAATGTTCCGAGCCTTCTGATGGACTCGGAACGGAAGGCGCTTACTTGGACTGGCGCGCTTCGAGCGAGGCAAGACGGCGCTCCAAGTCCTGAATGCGCTGCGAAGTCACTTGGTCGTTGCCGACGAGCCCGAGTTGTGCGCGCACTAGGTCGCTCGTGATTGACTTCAGTTCCGCAAGTTGGCCGGAGTGCTGGTCGATGGTCGCGTCCTTGCGACCAAGCGACACAGCGAGCCCGCCGAGGCCGACGACGAACACCGCGACTTGAACCCACGCGGCGATCGTTCGCGACCACTGTGCTGTGCCTTCGCTCATTCCCGGATGCTACGGCTTCGCGTCTTCCGTGCCATCACGAGTGACAGCCCGCTTGACAATCGCTCCGAGTGTCTGCGCCATGCCCTTCACGGCTTGAACAGCCGTCTTGAGAGAGCCGCCTGTGCCCTCGACCGCGCCAAACTTTCCGATCGGACAAGCCGCTCCGGCCAGTGTCAACTTCACCGATAACTTCGACCGCTGGCTCGCGGGACATCCACACTTGGTGCAGAAGCCCACGCCGCCGTCATCCGTGGCACCGTGGAACACATCGACGCGTCCCGGACACGCTCTGCAGATCGCGATTCGCTGCTCGATGACGGAGGTCGGCGCTGGGCCTTGCACGGCATGGCGCGCCTCTGTTGCTGCGTAGGCGAGCGCACCTGCTTTGCGCCGCCGTTTCGCAGTGTGCGCCAGTTCCGCTTCTCGCATCTTCCGATGCCACTCGCGCGCGTTCAGTTCCTTCTCCCGAACATTCTTCAAGCCCTGCTCGCGATGCTCTTTGGTCTCTGGCGGGGCAGGCGAGTAGTAGTAGACGAATGACTTCATGGGGTCGGCGAGGGGTTGGTGATGCGATAGGTCTCTTTGTCGTAGGTCTCGAATGTGCGCTCATGCCCGGTGCAGTCGATGCAGAGGGCTGACGAGAGCACAGGCTGCGCTGGGTATGACGGCGTCGAGAAGTTGGTGAAGCGCCGCACCCATTGCAGTCCGACCTTGACCCACGAACCGTTCTTCGCACTCGTTCGGACGGTGTTGGTCTGGATGGCCCCGCCGGAGCCGATCTGCACCTGCGACGGGACGCGTGTCCACGACGGATATGACGGGACGCAAGCACCGTGGACGGAGGGATTGCATGGACATGCCGCGTCCACCGCCGGATCGCAGCAGTAGGTCGTGTCGCAATCGCACGGCTCTTCGTCGCAGCAGAAGTCGGGAGCATTGGTGTCGGTCTGCGCCGGATCACAGCACGGCTCAGTCTGCGCTGGGTCGGGCGGGTTACCCAACCCATCCAACTCGGTGTAGCACTTGCCGACGCACTGACGCGGCCACGGCGGACACGGATCCCACAGCGAGCCCCAAAGATGCAACGCGTGGATCGTCCGTCGCTCCACGCATCCCTGCTGAAAGGCATCGCGCGGGTCTTCGCACATCGAGGCGCAGACATCATCGAACTCGCCACCCGGCGGATCGACAGTCGTGCCCGGGCAATCGCGATCGAGACTGCAGGTCTGGTACTGCGTGGGGTCGCGAGCAAACACTCCTCCGACTCCGGCTGGACCCGGCACGCCGATGAGGTTCGTATTCTTGATCGCTCGCTCACCTGTCGCAGGATCGATCGCGCGATGGTCTGGACGGATCACGGCGAAAGCCATGCGGGCGCTGGCGACTGATCGCGGCGGATGGTACATGCCAAACACCGCGCCCCATGACGATTCACCCTGCGAGAAGAAGTAGTCGTAGCCGCCGCCTGCTGCTGGGCACGCGCCGACATATGGGTTCGGGCTTGGCGTTTGCGTGTTGCATGCCTGATTAGTTGGGTTGACACAACAGCGGCCAGCCTGCCCCCAATGATGCCAGCAGTCTGGACTGCAGCCCGGCCCCGACTCCGTGAGTTGCGCATCAGCGGTGTGCATCCAGTTGTATTCGTATGGCATGCCCATGTAGGTGCCGATGACGGCATCGAGCACTTCCCATCCGTTGATCGAATGCACATTGCCGTCTGGCTGATCTGGCGCGACGACGACCGGATAGCCCGGGCTCGCCGTGATCTGCCCATCTTGTCCTGCTATTGCACAGCCGCAGCAGTGGCAGGCGTTGCCCTTCCTGTTCCACGCATCGCCCACGCCATTGCGGACGCCCATGTGATACGGCCCCCACGGCTTCGATCCCATGCGCCCCCATCGAACAGCGAATACCTGCAGCGCAGCGCAAGTGCCCGAGCGGCTGATGATGTCGAACTGGTTCGTCTGCGCTCTCCACGAGTTGTCATAGCCGTACTTGTCCAAGTTCAGCGCGTAGATGCAACCGTATGAGAAGACGCCACCGTTCGGTGTCTGCAACTGCCTCTGCGGGCCGCACACCGCTCCAACACCTCCGCCCGGTGTTGGGTTGTCTCCGCACGGCAGGCACTTGCGCTCGGCGGGCGTCTGGCCGTTCTCGCAGTTACCGAATGCCGGGCCCTTCTTGAAGAGTTGAGGCGGCGTGCTGTTCCAGTGTGTCGTGTTCGTGCCCGCCTGAATGCCTTGGCAATAGAACTGCACCGGGTAGTAGTACTTCGAGTTGCGGTCAGCATTGTTGAGCGTGCCGCTCGTGTCGTACTGCGCGTGCGATGGACACAGTTGGTTGCAAGTCTTGTTTGACTCATGCACGGTGATGCAGTCGGGCGCCGGCTCGCCTTCAATCTGCAGCGTGTCGCGAACGGTATGGCGTGAGTTCGCCCAGCCAAACTGCATGCCGCCGTTCCACGCGGGGTTCCCGTTGCGAACTTGCTCGGCACTTGTCCAACGGCCCGCCATGCTCAACACCGACTTCGCCCAGTTCGGGTCATAGCCAAACTCGTCGGTATCGACATGCGCACCGACGCATCCGATGCCCTCGAACATGAACGCCTGTAAGCCACCGAAACCACCGACAGGCACACACGCGTTGAGGCTTACTGCATCAGCAGCTCGCTTGTAATAGAAGACGCGATCGGCGTCACATTGACATTCAAGCGGCGGGTTTCCGACTCCAGTGTCGTGCGAGACATTACCTGTGGACACCTTGAGGTAGGAATCACCAGAGCAGTCGCGGCAGTTGCTTCTGCCGTCCGCATAGCCAGTCGGACATGGATTGGGATTCGACGAATAGCGGTTCGTCGATCGCGTCGTGATGACCTGCCCGGTGCGACGCATGCCGACAGCAAAGTCCTTCTTGATCTCCAGATCGCAGCATGACTTCTCACCCATCTGCTCATGCGCATTGAAGACATAATCGCGCCAGCACTTCTCGATGACATCAGGATCGAATGGCCCATCTTCGGCTTCGCAGTCCGCGCAAGTTTCGCTGCCATATAGAAAGTCGTCTGGCGTGAAGCGTGGGAACTGCGTGCCGATGGCGGGGATCGGAGTGCGAGCCTCGACATTCAACTCCAGCGGAAGGTGCGGATCGGTCTCCACGCCGAGGTCGAACATCGGGAGGCAAGGCTTCTCGCCGCTGTGCCACTCCTCCAGCCGATCGTTGTAGAGGTTGTAGGTCGTCACATCAGCGGACGCGTTGTAGGCGCCATCGAGCGCGGGCTTGTAGTACTGCGGCTGCGCAGCATCGACACCCTCGACATAGCGCAGGTCTTCGACTGCGTTCGACTCTGGATCGCGTCTCGGCTTCGGTGGACTCATCACCAGATCAGTCCAACCGTTGACGACATCAGCGACCTCTGGGTCGCCCCAGCACACCACGGTGCCATCGTTGAAGGTCACGGCAGTCGTGCTATAGCCCGCGTGCAAGCCGACGATTTTCTTGAGGTTGGCATTCGCCGGATCAGTCAAGTTGCCCTTACTGCTCGTCGTGGGCACATCGCACTGGCCCATCGCGTTCAATCCCCAGCACGCAATCGTGTTGTCAGAGTGGCGCACCACGCAGTGATACGCGCCGCACTCGATGTCCTTTGCCTTCTTCTGCAGCACCGCCGCCGGGATCTTCAGCGGATGCCACGCAGGCGGCTCGCTTGGGATCGTTTCGTAACGGCACCCCTCTGCCTGATTCGTCTGCGAAG